CGACGACGCTAGAGCTGCGGAAGAGGACAACAACCAGAGCGCCGAGCCGGTGCCAATCTGGTTCGGGAACGTGCGTCCCGACCAGAAGTTCATAATTCAGCGGACGGATGATGTCTTTGTTCGTCGCCGGGCAAGCCTCGGAGCGCGAGAGGACTCGGACGAGTTCTTCACAGTCCTTAAACCGTTCGATCTTTACCGACTTGAGCATTGTACACCTCCTTATGATAGATGATTGTCACACCAACAGTATACCGCGCCGAAGCGCGGTTGTCAAGGGGAGAGAAGGGAAAATAAAAGCGCCCCGGCGACGTGCCGAGGCGCGAAGACGACAGAAGTGTGGGTTAGCCGTAGATGTCAACGATGAGGTTGGCGAATGCCTCAACCGGAGTTTCACCTTCGCCGTGTCGATTACGCTGCCCGCGTGCGGTCTTAATAAAGGCGTCGGTAATCCATTCGCCGTTTTTGACGTGTTTGATTTCGATACGAGAGATTTTTGGATCACTGAAGAGCAGTGTGACAAACGCCCCCAGGCGATACTGGAACTGCTCCGGGATAGGCGTTCCTGTCAGCACATCATCGTTGATAGGACGCTCCAGAGATTTAGACGTGCTAATTATAGGTCTGTTCGTTGCGGAAACGGCTTCATACCGCGTGGTGATGCGCGCCATACCGTAGACGCGCTCGACTATAACTGAAGTGGACAAGATGCGCGCACCTTCTAACGAGGTGACCACAACGCGCTCAACTTCGGATGATGCATTCATAGGCTGCCTCCTTATAATAGACGAACATAACGTATACATCATACCACACACCCGCCGGACTGTCAAGCGCCGAAACTCATCTCATAAACCGCTTGACACGCGGGGAGGTTGTGTGGTATAATCAGTCTTGGCGTAGTAGACGCTAAGTTAGGAGGGAGGAAGGGGATATGTCTATATCAATTGCAGATTACCTCGACTTGCTCTACGGCGACGATACCGCCGCATATACGACCGTCAGCGTCAAACTGACCGACGGTCGCTTCAAATGTCAGACATTCAGCCTCTCGCAGCGCGCCGAAATCGTCAAGTATATCGAGAAACACCTCGTATACGACATCTACATCAAGCGCGCGTCGCAAAAAAGAATCCCAGACCCCGGATCGTCCGGCAGCGCCAAACTTGCACACCTCCAGCGCGTCATCACCGCGGATATTGACATCCAATCCGCTGCGCACGCGAAGGATACGCTCCCCGCGTCGAAAGACGACGCGCTCCGGCTGCTGGGGGAGAGCGGCTTGCCGGAACCAACGCTGATCGTCCACACCGGCAACGGGCTGATGCCGGTCTGGGCGCTGCGCGAACCGCAGAAAGCGGACGACGTTGCGCCGGTGCAAGCGGGCGTCGAGGCGCAACTGCGCATCACCGCCGCGCGCTACGGCTGGGCGCTCGACAACACCGGCGACGCCGCGCGGTCGATTCGCGTCGTTGGATCGTACAACTGGAAGCAACGACCGCAGAAGAAGCCCGTCACCGTCATCCGCAACAGCGACCGCTACTACGACCTGAACGACTTCGCCCAGTTCGCGCGCAAGCCGTTGCTCGCGCCGAAGCGCGTCGGCGGCGCGGCGACGCGGGAAACGATTGAGACGTTGCTGCGCTACATCCCCGGCGACGGACTTGAGTACAATATGTGGCTTGCGGCGGTGTGGGCGATCCAGTCCGCGCTGCCGGAAGACGTGGCGGCGGAGGTGCTGGACAACTGGACATACGACTGGGAGAAGCACCGGAAGCCCGATCACGTCGAGAGCGGGATCGGCGTCTTGGTCAACCTCGCACGAAAGTACGGTTTTGAGGGTACAGTGCCGGGTCTGCGCGGCGGGTACGTCGTATCGCCGGAACTGCCCGACGCGATGCGTATCAACCAGCGCTATCTGGATATTGAGATCGACCCGGATGACAACTACCCGAATATCGTTGTCATCCGGTCGGCAAAAGGCACCGGTAAAACGCAGTGGCTGGCGGAGGCGGCGACGTGCTACCGGCGCGTGCTGTCGGTGGGGCACCGCGTCTCGCTGGTGCGCCAGAGCGCGGCACGGCTGAATCTTACCCCGTATTACGAAGACGGGAAGTGGATCACGAACGCCCCGCGTGTTGCTACCACCATCCACAGTCTCGACAAAATCGAGACAGACACGCCGTATGATCTTGTGATCGTTGACGAGATCGAACAAGTGTTGAAAGCGATTGTCAACGACCGCAATCTGAAAAGCCGCAAGGTATCGGCTGTCGGCGCGTTGATGGAGCATCTCCGCAAAGCGCGTTTGATTATTCTCGCCGACGCCGACGTGGGCGAAGCGACGCTGACGTTCATTCAGTCTGCGTTTCCCGACCAGCCGATAGCCTACGTCGAAAACGAGTACGCACACCGCGCAATCGATCATCTCGTACTGCTGCCGACGCCGGAAGACGTTCTCCAGAAATCGCTGGAGTGGTACGACCCCAACGAGTGTAAAATCGCGCTTGCGTGCAACACCCGCGCCGACGCCGACCGCGCGGAGTTGTTCTACCGCCAGTACGCGCCGGGCGCGCGGATACTGAAGATCACAGCAGAAACGAGCGACAACAACAACGAGACGCTTGAGCGTATCAACGATATTCTACGAGACATTGATATTTTCATCTACTCCCCGTCAGTTGGAACGGGCGTGTCGATCGACATTGAAGGATTCGCACTGTTCGGCATCGCCCGCAACGGCGTCGGCGTCGGCGACGTTGACGACTTCCGCCAGCAGTTGGGGCGTATTCGCAACCCGCTTGAGCGCGAGATCAACGTGTACGTTGAGACCAAGCGAATGAACGAACCGACCTCGCCCGAAGCGTACCGCGATCTCGCCAAACTGCGCGAACTGGAAGATGACTTCCGCATTTCGCGCGCGAACGGCGCGCCGGAACCGGCGACGGAGTGGGATCGCGTGTACCTCGATCTCTACTGCGTCGTCAAAGCGAAGACCGCGGCGCAGAAGAACGCATTTTTTGATAACTTCGTCGGCGCGTATGCGGCTGAAGGCGTTGAAGTCTGGGATGACCGCGACAAGCCGCATCTGCCGACCGACCGACGCCGCGAACTGGCGAAGTCGTTGCGCGAACAGCGCGAAGCGCAAGAGCGCGCCCGCGCCGAGCGCATCGCTAACGCGCCCGCGCCGGATGACGCGCAGACGGAAGAGCAAAAGCGCGACGCAGAGCGGAAGGTCGAGTTAGAAGAGCGCTACGGCATCGACGTTGACGCCGACCTCGTACTCGACGACGAGCGCGGCGCATACGGGCAGGCGCAGCGCTTCGCGGCGGTTGAGGACGCAGAGATAGCGAAGGCGCTGGACGAGATGGAGACGACGCGGCGCTTCAGTGCAGACCGCAACCGGTTCGCATTGTTCGCGATCTGGTTCAATATGTTGATTACGGCGCTGCGATTGCGGATCGAAGAGGGTGCAGAAATTGCAATCACCGAAGAGTTTGTTGACCTCGTTGACCGGAACCGATTATTGATCCAGGCGGCGCTGGGGATCAAGGTGCGCGAAGATTTCCGCCGAAAGCCGATGTCGTTTATCGGCGCGCTCTTCGCCCGCATCGGCGTCGGTATCGAAGGGAAGCAACAGCGCACAGACGGCGGGAAGCGGGTGCGCGTCTACCGGCTGGTGGGCGTCGAACGGGCGCGACTACGCACCACCGGCATCCGCAAGCGGCACGCAGACCGCACCGCGCCGGTGTACGAGTTTTTCGGAACTGCTGTCACAACACATCATAGAAATAAAAGAAAGACTGCTGTTGTGACATCTGCTGCTACTGCTGTACACTAGGGGGCGCGTATGGCGATCTATCGCGACGTGATATTTTGGAGCGGCGCGACCGACGGCGACTGTGAGGCGACGGTGGTGCGGGCGCGGCTGCTGGGGATGACTATTGATCTGGGTGATGATGACGAGCGTCCGGACAAAATGACTGCATTTTACGAAGCAGATGGCGGCGGGATAATTGTGTACGAAGTAGAGTGTTGGGAAGCGGACGGACGAATGACCGCCCGTTGGCGGCGCGTTGCGTCGCTTGAAGAGATGCGACGTGCGTATCTGGAGCGGCTTGAGTTGTAGCGTTCGATGAAATCGTTTGACGAACAAGCCGCGTTCGGGCTGCCCTACGAACGCTTGATCGCGCAGACGGCGGCGCTGCTGCTCTACCCGCAGCGTCTCGATCTGACGCTGGTGCGGCTGGACGCCTACGCGCCGCTGGATTATCTGCTGCTGGACGGCGATTGTCCGATCGCGGCGTTGGAGGTCAAGCGCCGGTCGGTGCGCTCTGATACGTATCCGACAACGATTATTCCGCAATCCGTTGTCGATGCGGCGCGTCGCTTGACAATCCCCGTTTTCGCTGCTATTCTCTTCACCGACGGATTAGCCGTATTCGATGTGCTGCGCACGCCCTCAACCGCACGCTGGCTGCGCACGCGGCGCGGGCGGTTGCGGAAGCACCGCGAGTACGACATCTCAGAAAGGTTGGTGCGAATTGAGGAAGTACATCAACTGCCGCGACGAGGCGCTTGACGCGGTTCAAGCGCTGCTCGAATGCGAGGTGCTTGCGTTCGATATTGAGACGCAACCGTTGTTTCGCTACCCGAAAGATCGGACAAAGACGGCGTACCGGGCGTACTTCGCGTACCTCAAACGCAATCGTTGGGGTCTGACCTACGATCCCGATCCCGACGACCTGCCCGACCCGCTGCCGCCGCCGGCGGATCATCTCGCCGAGAAACAGCGCCTGCAACGCCTCCTCAACGACGCGCCGCGCGGCGGGAAGACCTCGGCGCGACGCATCAACGATCTAGAGCGCGCGCTTGAGGCGCTTGACGACGAGGTTGTACCGGCGTGGGTGATGCGGCACGTCGCGCGTCTGCTTCTGAGCGGCGACTACGCCAACGACCCGGTGCGCCCCGGTCTCGACCCGCGTACTTCTCGTATTTTCCTCGTCCAGTTCGCAACGCCCGGCGGCGACGCCTACTGCTTCAACGTGCGTCGTACTGGGCTGGACGTTTTCATTCCGATCTTCGAGCGCGTGCCGCTGGTCGGGGCGAACCTCACCTTTGATGTGCAGTTTGTGCTGCACACCGTCGGCGTTTTTCCGCGCGTCGCGTGGGATGTGGTTGTCGCCGACCGCGTGATCACGCTCGGTCTCGACGTTCCGCACTCCCTCGCTGCCGTCGCCGAACGCTGGATCGGCGAGACGCTCGACAAAAGCGTTCGCGAGACGTTCGGCAACCCGCACGCGCTCGAACCGACGCCGTCGCAAGTCGAGTACGCGCTCAAAGACGTTGAGGTTCTTTTCCCGACCCAACGCCGCCAGCAGCAGCGCGCGGAAGCGTTGGGCGTGCCGGACGCGGTGCGGCTGTTCGTCAACCTCACCGTTCCGACCGCAGCGATAGAGTACTGCGGGCTGCGCATCGACGCCGCCCGGTGGAACGAACTCGCCGACGAGGCGGAGCGGCGACTGCGCGCTGCATCAGAGCAATTCGCCGAATATCTCGGCGTCGAACCGAACGAGTTGACGAAACGCGAACTGGTGAAAACCGCGGCGAAGATGCGCGGGGTGAACATCGAATCGCTTGACAAGCAAGAGTTGGGCGAAGTCGAACGCGAGTACGAAGACGATCCGGAGCGGCGTCGGTTTTTCGACCTCTACCGCGCCTGGTCGCACTGGCAGAAGCGCGTTTCGACTTACGGACGTGGGTTTCTGTCGCACATCCACCCGTTGACCGGTCGGATACATCCGAACCTAAAGATAGCCGGGACGGACACCGGGCGGTTCGCGTGCGGCGAACCCAATCTCTTGAATATCCCGCGCGGCGAGGGTGACGATCTGGACTACCGCAGCGCGTTCGTTGCGCCGGAAGGGTTTGTTTTTGTGAATGCGGATTACGCTGCGATGGAGCAGCGCATCGCCGCCGATCTCTCAGAAGACCCCGCACTGCTGGCGTTGTTCCGTTCCGGCGGTGACAACCACAGCGTTACCGCGGCGCTGATGTTCCACATCCGGCGCGGGGACGTTGACGAACCGACACCGACAATGCTGACGTTCCAGAACCAACCGGTTGAGGGGTACGTTCTTCCGTCGGGCTGGGACGCGCAGCGAACGGTGCGGTTTGTGATTGAAAGCGGGTTGATGGAGAAGATCGGGAAGACGTACAAGAAGACGACGCGGCAAGTCGCAAAGGTGGTTGCGTTCTTATACTTCTACGGCGGCACGCCGGTCGGGCTGGCGAAGAAGTTGCATATAACGGTCGACGAAGCGGCGCAATTCTTCCGAGAATTCAGTGCGGCGTATCCGGTACTGTCGCGTTGGTTCGCCGACTGCGGGCGCGCGCCGTTCGAGCAGAGCGCCAGGCGCGTCGACGGATCGACCGCCGGGTACGTTTCGACCTACGCCGGTCTGCGCCGCTGGTTTACGCTGCCGACGCCCGCCGCCAACCGCGCTGATGAGAAGCGCGTCTGGCGCGAGCGCGGCGCGATCCAACGTCAGGCGATGAACCACCCTTGTCAAGGGGGGAATGCGGTCATTATGGCGCAAGCGATGGCGGACGCCTTCCGGCTTTGCGAACCGCGCGAGGGCGGGATTGAAGCGACGCTGGGGATCGAACGAATGATCGTCGCGCCGATCTATGATGAGGCGCTCGCTATCGTACCCGCGTCGCTGCCGGAAGAGGACGCGCAGCGTTGGCTGGAGCAGACGATGCTTGACGCGGCGCAGCGGTATATGACGCAGTGCCCGCCCGCAGTCGAGGTGAACCCTATTTCTAAGAATTGGAGGAAGTACTGATGACATCATTTTTTGGCGTCAAAATCCAGAAACCGCAACCGCTCGTTGACGCCATCCGCAGCGTCGTTTCTGCGAAGCGTCGCCCGGTCGCCGCGCGGGATCGGGTGTACGCGAGCGAGATTTCTGCGTGCGACCGGCGGATAACGTTCGCGCTGATGGGCTGCGAACCGGACGCGCCACGCTCAGACAGTCCGTCGGCGCTGCTGGGCGACGCGATCCACGCGCATCTCGAAGCGCTGTTGATGGAGGCGTTCCCCGGTCGCGTTGAAACAGAGGTGCGGGTGGTGAGCGGCGCGGTCTCCGGGCGGATTGACGCGCTGCTCATCGAAGAGGACAACACACTGACGGTGATCGACATCAAGACCGTCAGCGCAAAGGAGTGGGCGGCGCGGTCGAAACTGGAAGAATACGTTGACCAGATCAGCGTCTACGCCGCGCTGGTCGAGGCGCAGACGGGTGTGGTGCTGCTGGTCAACCGCGACACCGGCGAGATGGAGGAGATGCGTTTCGAGATCGACCGCGCCCGCGCGGAGGCGCTGCTGTATAAGGCGCTGCGGTTGCAATCGCTCGCGCTGGATGGGTATATCGCGGAAGCAAAAGCGTGGGGTACGGAAGAGTGCCGTTGGTGCCCGTTCCGCAAGCGGTGTGAACCGCTTGACAAAACGGGCGTTCTGGCGTATACTGCGGAGTAAGGCGATTGCGCCGAAGACGATAGAAAGGAAGTAAGGTATGTTCAAGGAACTCATTTCCAACGGTAAAGACGGGCACGAACGACCGGAGTTGAACGGCGCGTACATCGGGCGGTTTCTGGGCGTCAAAGAGCGTCAGCGTTCGACGTTTGAGACGCGGCTTAGCCCGGAGCCGGAACTTGAGGATGTTTTTGTGTTTGAGTTCGAGGTCGAGGACGATGACGGGAACCCGCTGCGCGTCTCAAAGTGGGTGCGGAAGCCGAAACGGTTGACGCATCCAAACGGCGGGAAGGTTACCAATCTCTACAAGACGCTGGCAGCGTTGTACGGCGTATCGGTGATGACGGACGAACAACTCAACGCTGCTGAGGAGTTCGTCCAGAGCGCGGTCGGGCGTGAGTATCAACTCACAATCGAGACCAAGCCCAGCGGCTGGTACGAGATTGTGCACATCGCGCCGGTACGCGCGCGGCAGCGGAAGACGAAAGAAGATGAAGTCCCGTTCTAAAAGCGAGCCACGGTGGAAGCGAAAGGAGCGTGACGCATTACGGGCTTTGCAAGCCACATTCGGGCGGGTGAGCGATCCGTCGCTTGCCCGCCTTTTGACGCCGACGGGGCGCGTGGGGCACCTCACACGCTTCGGCGTTGATGGGTTCGTTGGCAACGACCCGGGATACGCAGTTGAGGTGAAAGCGAGGCGAAAGATGTTGACCAAACCGACGCTCGACGCATTGCTTCAGACAATCGACCGCGCGGCGCGCTTTGAGCGCATCCCGCTGTTCGTTTTGGTGTTCGGGGATGATGTGCCAACCCGAACCGAAAACGGCGCGCGGGTGGATCGGGAGTGGGTGATGATGCCCCGGCGGGTTCTTGATGAACTCGTCGGGAAGGAGCGGAAGGATGAATGACGCTGAAGAGCGCTTTGTGCGCCGGTACGCGCATCTGGCAGCCGATGCGCCGCTCGACCGCCACGCGGCGCGGGCGCTGCTGCGGCGCGCGTTGGCGGATCGGGAGGCGCTGGCGGAATATCTGCTCGAACACGAGTGCGCACCGTCGTTGCTCGGCGAGTTCATCTATCGTCATTGGAACGACGCGCTGAGCGATGCGGCGCGCGGCGCGTCGTTGTGTCTGGCGTCGCGGACGCTGCGGGCGCTGGATTGTCTTGAGGAACGCGACCGGTGGGCAGTGCTGGAGTGGATGCAGCGTGGGGTTGTTCCGTCAACGCGCATTCTGTGTCGGTTGTGTGAGGAGATCGACGATGCGTGACGACGATCTGCGCGCCGCGATGTCGTTCTTCGCAGCGCGACTGCGCGGCGCGGAATTAGACGAGACGCGACTGCTGCGTTGGACGCGCCACAAACTGCGCAGCGACGCGCAGGCGGTCGCAGAACTGATGCTGACGGTCGGGTATCGTCCGACGTTCATCAGATACTTTCTGCGCTACCACATCCCGGCGCTCCGCGAGAGCGCGGCGGTCGGGGAAACGTACATCGATCCCGACGCGGCGGCTGAAGCGCATCTGGGGTTGTGCTGGCGTTTGGATGATGCTGTGCTAACCGTCGTTTCTGACCTCCACTCCGCCGCGAAGCGGCTGCGCCAGCCGTACCGCGATCTCGCGGCGGTCTGCCTACGGTGGGGGTACGTTCACGAGACGGTGGTGCAGATGTTGGCAAAAGTACTAGAAAGGAAACCGCAAAATGTGGTGGAAGATTGAAGAAGTTCCGGCGCAAGAGTTAGAAGAGTGGGAACGCGCGCTCGTGCGTTGCGAAAACAGAGCGAAGCGCGATTTGGAAGCGCGCGCGGCGGGCGTGTTCGTCATCTTTGTGCGCGAGGGCGAGACGCGCCCGGAGTACGCGCCGGGCGACAAAGCGCCGGAAGGCGCGTATTTGGTGGGGAAGTGGACGCTCAAGAAGAAAGGATGGATGTGGTATGAGTGACCTCATTGCGTGGATTATCGCGGCGGGGGTGATCTTCGCCCTTGTCAACAGCAACGTCGCCGACGGACTGCTGAGCGCGCTTGACCTCAGCGACAATCTCAAGCGTGCGGTGGACTGGGCGCGCGGGGTGCGCGGGGTTCCGGCGGGCGTGGCGTCGGTCTGTTTCTTCATTCTCGCGTATGTGTTCGGAGCACTGGCGTACCGCTACGACCTCGTACCGACGTGGCGGTTCATCCAGCCGATTGCGGCGGACGTACTGGCGACGGGCGCGGAGTGGTTGACGCTATTTGCGCTGTTCCTCACGCTGCTGCCGACGCTGATTGAGTTGGCAACGGTCGGACTGGTGCAGCGCGACATTCGGGCGCTCCAGTGGATGGTGTACTTCTTCATCTTTTTTGATATTGTCACCGACTTCGGAGAAGCGGTCGCGTTGGTGGAGGTATGGCAGCGCGGCGGACTGTTTGCGCCGCTGCCGGACGCGCTGCAAGGCGCGGCGGTGGTGATGGCAAAAATCGGCTGGACGTTTGCGGCGTCGTTCGCGTTTGAGTTCCTCGCCATTCTGTGCGCAGTAACGGCGCTGCTGTTGGCAGCGAATGTCAGAGCGCCCGGCGGAGGAGGAGGAGGCGGACGGTGAACGTCAGCGGCAAAACGGTGTTTCTAATGCTGTTCGGCGTCGCGCTGGCGTTCAGCGTTGATCCGATTGCCGGCGTCTTCGCGTTCCTCGCGCTGGCGGCGGCGACCAACCGCGACGCGGCGGCGCGTGTTTACCACGCGCTGAACGACGCCGCGTATCGGGTCGAGCGGCAACTCGAACAGCGCGGCTGGCTGCCGACGGCGCTCGCCGGAAGTGTCACAACACCGCGTATAAATAAAGAAGAAGATACTGTTGTGACGGTTGATGAGCAAGCGCCCGCCGGTGCGGGCGCGGGCGTCGCAGCCCCCGCTGCCGCAGCCCCCGCTGCTGTCACAACACCGTATAGAAATAAAAGAGAAGATGATGTTGTGACGCTTCCTTCTCCGTCGCTGTTCAACCCGACCGACCCGCGCCCGGCGCGGTACGCCGTCCCGCTGGGTGTTGACCAGACCGGCGCGTTTCGTTGGTTGGACTTCGGCGCAGACGCGCTGCATATTGGGCTGTACGGAACCAGCGGCTGCGGCAAAGACCACCTTCTGCGGCTGTGGTTCGCGACGCTGCTCAACGAGCGCGGGGTTCGCTGGGCGATCCTCGACGGGAAAGGGGACTGGCTGACGCCGAACATCGCGCGGCTGCCGCAGATGCTGTTCCCTCCCGCCGGAGGGTACGGCGAGGAAGGACAACAGCGAATACTGAGCGCGATTGCGACAATCAACGAAGAAGCAAAGCGTCGGTTCGGGCTGCTGCTGAGCGCCGGAGTGCGCAGCGTCGAGGAGTACAACCAAACCGCGCCCGATCCGCTGCCGCTGCTCGTTGTGTTGGCGACGGACATCATCGACGTTGTGGACGAGACGGAACGACTGCTGATCGCGCTCGTCAGCAAGGCGCGGGCGTTGGGGATTAGGGTGATCGTCTCGATGCAGACGCCGACCGGCAAGCGGCTTGAGTGGCGGATGAACCTCTCGACGCTGATCGCCGGCGCGCTGGTGGACGGAAGCCAGGACGCGCCCGCGCTGGGCGTGCGCGACCCGAAGGCGCTGCTGTACCGACCGTCGCAGTTGCCGCCGCCGCCCGGCGAGCGCGGGGTGTTTGTGGTGCGTCACAACAACGAACAATTCCTCATCCGCACGCCGGCGCTGGTCGGGGATTTTGATGCGCTCGTCAACGCGCGCAACGACGCGGCGCTGTTGGAGACGTTGTTGTTCAGCGCTGTCACAACACCGCGTATAAATAAAAGAGAAGCAGATGTTGCGACAACTGATGCGCAGATGCCCGTCCCGGCGCATCAGCAAGCGCTGGGACAGCGGGGACGGGCGGATACGGCATCAGAACGCGCTGGGACGGCTGTTGTCCCGTCCCCGACCGTCCCCGAACCCGCCAAAAACGCCCAGATCGGGGGTTTCCTCGGGGACGGGGACGGCGGGGACGATGCGTTGTTATCAGCGCTGGCGGCGCTTCGACGCGCGGGGTTCAGTCGAGAGCAGGCGCGGGCGTTGGGCGCGCGGTTTCGCAACGAAGACTGGGCGCGCGCGGCGCGGTTGAATAGCGAGGATTGACAACGGAAAGGAGCGGTGATGGCGACGATCATCTCATACGGCGGCGGCGTGCAGAGTACCGCGCTGGTGGTTTTGGCGATGCAGCGCGGCTGGCGGATCGATGAGATTATCCACGTTGATCTGCTCGACGCCGAAGCGCCAAACACGCGCGAGTACGTCGCGTACTTCGCGGGTTGGCTGCGGGAAACGCACCGGCGCGGCATAACAATCCTACAGCGCGATCTGTACGGGGATATGCTGGCTAATCCGGCGTTTACGCCCGCGCCGTGGCGCGCGGCTGACGGATCGTTTATGTTGAAGCGCCAGTGCACGCGGCAGTATAAAGTCGAACCTATCCGGCGCTATTTGTACCAGCAGTACAAACGCGAGAAGATACAACTAATGCTGGGAATCAGCGTAGACGAGTTCCACCGTATGCGCGATTCCGGTTCTGCGCGCATCGAAAACGTCTACCCGCTGGTAGACGAGCGCCTGACCCGCAACGACTGCCGCGCGATCCTCGAACGCGCCGGGTTGACACCGCCGCCGAAATCGTCGTGCTGGTTCTGTCCGTATCGATCCGTCCGCAGTCAGTCTGAGTTGCTCAAGCAGTACCCGGCGCTGCGGGGGATGGGGGAGGAACTGGAGCGTCGGATCAACGATGAGCGCCGGGCGCGGGGGAAAGACGAGATTGTAGTGCTGCGGGCGGGCGCTGCGTCGGAAGAGCAGAGCGACTTCTGCGAGGAGGGATTCTGCGACGCTTAGGCGAGTGTTTGTCACAACACGCTATAGAAATAAAAGAAGAAGAGATGTTGTGACGGTGAAGGAGATGTACTCGTGAAGTTCCGCATTCTCGCAACGCTATCGGTTCTGTTGCTCAGCGCCCCGTCCGCGCTGGGCGTCCAGCGCGCCCTCGCCCCGACGCGCGGCGAGTTGGCGGGCTGGCTGGCGGCGGTGGGGATCGAGTTGGCGTATCTGTCGCTGGCGTTCGCGGCGTTCGCCGATCCGCAGCGCCAACGGTTGGCGGCGCGCGTGGCGCGGGCGGCGGTGCTCACTGCGATTACGCTCAACGTTCTGGCAGACTACGCCGCGCGCGTTCCGGCGGGGCTGAGCGGCGCGGCGCAGTTTCTTGCGTCGTTCGATTGGTTATTGCTGGCGCTGTCGGTGCTGGAGAGCGCGCCGCTTGCGACGCTGGCGTATACGCTTGCGACGTTGCTGCATACGCACAGCAGTTCGCATCCGCAACCGGATGCGTCGCATACGGCGCAGCATACGGCGCATACGGATACGCATACGGCGCAGCATACGGCGCATACGGATACGCATACGGCGCAGCATACGGCGCATACGGATACGCATACGGCGCAGCATACGGCGCATACGGATACGCATACGGCGCATACGCAGCGCACTGCGTCGTACCGGTGCCCGCACTGCGGTGCGGCGCTGGCGAAGCAGCAGCAGTACGCGGCTGCGCTGCGGTACGGACATTGCGGGAAGTGTAAGGGAAAATAAGAAGCCCCGTCCGTTGCCGGACGGGGTTTCTGGGTTGCGGCGGGTCGTCTACTGAATGACGCCCGCCTTGCGGAGGATGAATGCGTAGTCTTTGGCTGCGGCTTCGAGATCGGGATACTCGAAGATTTCGGCTTCGCAGTAGTGTCCTTCCCGCTTGACGTAGAAGATAACAATGCCTTCATCCCACTGAATGATACGGTACTGAATGTCCGCTTCCTCGTTCTCAAACCGAACCTCGCCGATTTCCTCCGCGTCCTCGTAGGTGACGGTCTCGTAATCGTTCTCTTCGTCCCAGTTCCAGTGCCGGTAGCCACGCCAAATGCTGATGGTTGCCATAGGATTGCCTTCCTTTCTCGTAGGGTGATTATTGTTTACGTCTCTACTATACCGCACACGTCGCGATTTGTCAAGCCCCAATTTCGCGGAAATTCCGGCGAATTTCCCGCTTGACAACCGGCGCGGGGTGTGGTAGTATATGAGCGTAATCGATACACGCTCTAGAGGAGGTCTAAGATGGCTACGGTTCAACTCTGGCGGGGTGTCCGGCGCGTCGTACTTGGTGATGAGTTCGCGAGCGGGGAGATTGTCGAATTTGACGGTGAGCGCATCGGCGGGTTGTGGGAGGAGCACAACTCACGCGGTACGGAGACGGGCTTCTACCGCGCGTCTGACGGTCGATTTATTGTTCATCAACGGCGATGGAGCCGCTGGGAGAACGAGCCGGAAATCTCGGAGGTCTTTGTCTTCCCCACTCCGGCTGATGCAGAGGGGCGGTTCTGGTGGGAACTTGAGCAGGCGGGTCTCATCCCGCCGCGCACGGTGACGCTGGGTTGATCAGTTCGGGGCGTTCCGGTTCGCCGGATCGCCCCTTCGCTTTTTACGGAGGTGGGTGTGAAAATCCAATTCGAGCGACACCCGCACGCTATCTGCGCCGTCCTCACCGAGCCGGGCGAGTGCGACCGGATCATCAACGTCGCCCGCCCAAGCGACGCCTTCGACGTTTTCGCACTCGACATCAACGCCGCAGCGTTTACGCCGCTCGATACGCTGTTCTCACTGCCGCGCGTCGTGCTGGTCGAGATCGAACGACGCGCGGAAGGTTGGCGCGTCGAGGTGGCGTATTGGCATAAAGGTCTGGGCACGCTTGCGCAGTATGAGGAAGACGCGGCGACGCTCTCAGAGGCGTTAGCGCGTTGTGTGTGGGCGCCGGCGAGGTAGGCGGTGCGGGTTGACGTTGTGGAGCGCCGGGCGAACGTCCGGCGCTTTTTGTTTGCCTTGAACGTTGGGTATTGACAAACGGTGCGGGTTGTGGTAAAGTGTAGTCACGGTAATCGATTTACTACAGAGAAAGGAAGAGATGCTATGCCCAGCAGCGAACTTGCTCACTTTTTGAACGTCGCCCTCGACATTCAAGCGCCGCCGTTTTCCGGTATTCACGTCGCCGACGGCGTGATACTGGCGACCGACGGCGTAATGCTGGTCGCCAAGAAGTTCGACGTAGTGTTTATGCGCGGCGAAGGCGCGATCTCGCCGAAAGCCGCGAAGGTGCTTGAGGCGCTGGCGGAGGCGACGTGGATCGGAAGCGTCGCCGTTGTTGGGAACCGCGTGACCGCGACCGCGCGAAGTACGCGGTATGAGGAGAACGTAGGCGAGGTGGCGGGCGAGTACTGCGAGGTGAAGTTGCCCGAATTCTACTGCCCGCGCGTCCCGATAGTGCGGATGCTCGCGGTGCTGACAGACGAGAGCCGCGGGTGGGTGCAGATCGTCGAGAATCCCCGGATAAAGAACGTCAAAGAGTGGAGCGTGAAGGAGTTCGTTGCGTTGATGAGTAATCCGCGCGAAGGATACGAACTCTTCCGATTGAAGGACATCGATGATGAGCACTGGTATAGTGTCGCCCAGTTGCGGCGCGGACTTCGACTGTTCGGAGCGAAGGCGCACCTAAGCGTGCGCCGCAACCGAGACGGCTGGTTATGCTTTGAGGATCGGTGGGGGCAGACGTTCGCAATCACTCCGTTCGTCAAGCGCAACTAGTCTCCAACGCAAGCGCCAGAGCCGCCGGACGCGCGTCCGGCGGTTTCTGTTTGTTCAGCAGTGTCACAACACCGTATAGAAATAAAAGAGAATGATGTGTTGTGACGGCAGCGCGGGCTTGGCGACGGCGGGGAAAAGAAAACCCCGCGCTTGTGAGGCGCGGGGGTTCGGGTCGGGTTCGTTGACTAGATGAGGCGCAGTTCCTCAAGAGCGTATCGCTGCTCGCTCTGCGCAGCTTCATCTAGGTTGCTGAATCGGTAGATTACGGCGCGGCTAGGTTCACCGAGGCTGTATTTTCGTTCCACAATATTGATCACGACCTCACCCTCGGATGTCTGATAAACGTAGTACGCTGTGCCGGAAAACCCGTCGGGGTTCACATCTTCAAACCAACCGAGTTCCTCGGCAACAATCTCGACAACGGTGTACTTGCCGGCGTCGTCGCCGGGCAGAAATGTTCGCTCGCCTTGCCAAATCTTGTAGGTCTGCATTTTAGGTTCCTCCTATGTGATAGCGTTGATTTACTGTGACTATACTCTACCACACCCCGCGCCGTTTGTCAATACCCAATTTTCGAGATTTCGCCGCGAATTTTCGGACTTGACAACCCGGCGCGTGTGTGGTATACTGAGCGCGTAGATGATATGCGAAAGGAGACCACGAATGCCCAAACGACGTTCTGCACCTAAGCCCCAACCCGCGCGCGAACTCCTCGTTGCGGAAGGCGAGGACTTCCGCATTCTGTTCGACCGCGAGTCGAAAGACTACGCGGTTGAGTACCGCGGACAGCCGGTCGGTTGGCGCGCGTCCGTGAGCGAGGCGCGGCGTCTGGTGGAACAGTTGCGGTACGAGGACGCGCGGCGCGGCGAGTAACAGACGATTCCCCTTCTCCTCCTCCCAGAAACCCCGTCGGCAACGGCGGGGTTTCTGGTTGTTCAGCAGTGTCACAACACTCGATCTTCTTTTATTTATACGCAGTGTTGTGACACCCGCCGCACCACCTGAAAGTAGTACTTCCCCGCGCCCGCCGTCGGATCATCAGCAGTGTCACAACACATCATCTTCTTTTATTATACGCAGTGTTGTGACACCCCGCGCTCGCGCCGCGATCTGGTGTACGAAAAGTCTGGGTTTTTGCAGTACAATTAAAGTGAGGGGCACACAGCGCCCCGCTGAAGAGAGAGGAGTAGGAGGGCATCACGTGAACCTTCCCTTTTCACAACCGTTGGACAAAGTGACCTACGGCGCGTTAGCCGCCGCAACCGTCGTCATTCTCGCGTGGGCGCTGCGTGAGTTCGCGGGGATCGATCTGCCCGCCGAGGTGCAGTCGGCGCTGGTGGTCATCTTCGGCTACGTCGTCTCGTATTACATCCCGCTAAGTGAGGTTGAGGCTAAAGCGATCGCTCAGACGTTCTACCGCAAATGACCGTTGACGAACTGCTGACAGACGAATCCCGCGCTGCGGTGTTGCGCGCGCTGCTGATGATCGTTCTCAACGAGAGCGACCCCGCAAGCGCGCGCGTTGCCGCCGCGCGGCTTTTTCTGTCGCAGTTCGATGAGCAACCGAACGCCGATCAGAACGTGCTGGTGATCGTTGATGAGGCGGCGTTCGTCAAAACGGTATGAGGTGCGATTGCCGCAATTGCACGCAGATCAGATCGCCGTCGCAGAACAGACCAGAAGCGCGCGGTTTGTGCATCTGCGCGCCGGGCGGCGGTGGGGGAAATCGCACTTATTGGCGCGAATGTTGGTCGAGGCGGCGTTGGTGCACCGGCAGACGGTCGGATATTTCGCTCCAACGTATAAGTTGATGCTGCCCGTCTGGGAACAAGTGCGACGAACGCTGCGTGCACCGGCAGCAACGGAATACAAAGCAGAGCGACGGATCGACACATCGACCGGCGGGCGCGTCGAGTTCTGGTCGCTCGACAATGAGGACGCGGGGCGGTCGCGCGGGTACGATCTGATTGTGGTGGACGAGGCGGGATTGGTCAGAAACCTAGAGACCATCTGGCGTGAGAACCTCATCCCCGCACTGCTCGACCGGCGCGGGCGCGCGGTGCTGGCGGGAACGCCGAAGGGACGCGGCGACTTCTGGCGCATTCACCAGACCGCGCTTGACGATCCTCGCTGGGCGACGATCCGGCGTTCAACGAGTGACAACCCGCGTCTCGACCCGGCAGATATTGCGCTGCTGCGATCCGCGATGACCGAGCGCGCCGCGCGTCAAGAACTCGACGCCGAGTTCTTAGATGACGGCGGCGCGGTGCTCCGCAACGTCCGCGCGTGCGTCGGCGAGATCGTCCGCAGCAACGAGGCTGCGGTGATCGGCGTTGACTGGGGGCGCTACGAGGACGCAACCGTATTTGCCGCGCTTGACCCGCAGACGCGGTGCATCGTTGACGTAGAGCGTCTCGTTGATGTTGATTTTGCAACCCAGCGCCGCGCGCTGGTCGCGTTCTGGAAGCGCAACGGCGGCGGCGCGGTGATTGCGGAAGCGAACAGCATCGGCGCGCCGAACATCGAAGAATTGCAGCGCGCCGGGCTGCCCGTCCAGGCGTTTACAACGACGGTCGCTTCAAAGCCGCTGCTGATTGACACCCTCGCGCTCGCGTTGGAGCAGCGAACGATTGTGCTGCCGGAATTGGACTGGCTGCTCAACGAACTGGAGATGTACAGCGTCGATATTTCCGCGTCCGGTCGCGCCCGCTACAGCGCGCCGGAGGGGTGTCACGACGACGGTGTGATCGCGCTGGCGCTGGCGGTGTGGGGCGCGGCGCGCGGCGCCGAGGTGCTGTTTGATGTCTAAGTCGGTTGCACAACTGGTGCTGTCGCAGAGCGAGCGCTACGACATCAAGGCGCTGAACCTTGAAGATTTTCTTCCGTCCGCGTGGACGGGCGTGTTCACCGGTGACGGCGACGCGGTTGATGTCGAGACGGCGTATGAGCGCGTCGCGGTGGTGCGGACGGCGGTGACGCTGCGCGCCAACGCCCTCGCGTCGCTGCCGTGGGAGATTACGACGCGGCGCGGTACGCTGGTCGCATTCGACGCCGAGCGACTGGCTGCGCTCATTCGCGGAATTGAGATCGATCTGTGTCTGTACGGCGCGGCGTATCTGCTGCGCGACCCCGCCGCGCCGCTCGGTCTCCGTCGTCTGCACCCGCGTACCATCACTCCGATCACCGACGCAAAACGCGGGCTGGTCGGGTTCACCCGCCGTGTGAACAACACAGAAGTGCGGCTTGAACCGGAAACAGAACTACTGCACATCTGGGAACCGTCGGTGAGGAGCGAGGTTGAACCCGGCGTCGGGTTGGTGACGACCGCGCTGACCCAAGCCCGCGCACTGCTGGCGGCGGAGCGCTACCAGACGGCGTACTTCGAGCGCGGGGCGGTGCGCCCCACCGTCTGGATGTTCGCCCAGCGCCCCACCGACGCCGAGCGGTCGCGGTTTGAGCAGTGGCTGCGCCAACTCGTCAGCGGCATCCGCAACGCATTCCGGCATCTCGCGCTGTCGAGCGAGATCAAAACGGTGACGCTGGGCGATACACTGTCCGACGCGATCCAGCCGGAACTGCTCCGGCGCGCAGCGGAAGTGATGATTACTGCGTTTCAAGTTCCAATGTCGCTGGTGTTCTCGAACGCCAGCAACTACGCCACCGCTCAGCGTGATTATCAGACGTTTATCCTACTGACGATCCTCCCCCGCACGCGCGAAATTGCAGCGATGCTGCAACCGCATTTTGCCGCGTACAATCAGATTTTACGCTGCAACGAGGCGCGCATTGACGCGGTGCAGAACTCGGAACTGGAAAAAGCGGAAGCGATCCAGAGACTCACCGGGCAGCCCGTGCTGACGCTGAACGAAGCCCGGGCGCGGCTTGACCTCCCGCAGTTCGTTGAGGACGCGGCAGACCAAGAACTACTGCGTCTGCGTAACCGGTTGGCGATTGCGCGGGAAGCAGTTGCTGCCGGTCTCGATACGAGAACGGCACTGCGGCTGGCGGGCGTCAACGGCGCGGTAAGTGAGGAGCCGGCGGACGTTGAAGCGAAATCGCTGAAGAAAGACGAAGCCGAACCGGAACTGATGCCGCACGAGGTGCAACTGTACCGCGACCTCAAGCGCGCATTCCAGCAACTGCGCGGGATCGTCCTCGACGGCGCGGATGAGATTACGGCGAAGGAATTCAACGAGATACTGTACCCCGCGATGCGCCGCAACATCGAGACAATCGCGCGTCTGTTCGCCGACGAAATGCGGGTTGAGGTCGGCGTAACCGTCAACGTCGATGCGCTGCTCGCAGACTGGGCGGAAGAAGCGACGCGCCGCCAGGTGGAAGAATTGCTCTATCCGTACACGCGCGACTACATCGCCCGCGCCGTCGCCGCGTGGCGACGGATGCCGGGCGCCGACCGCGCCGAACTCGTTGCAATGATCGAACCGGTCGTTGGAGCGAAGCGCGCCGAGACCGTCGCGATTACCGCTGCAACCGAAGCGGCGACGGCGGGCGTGCGGGCGTATCGTGAAGGGATGCGCGCAGAGCATAATCTGGAGTACGTGATGATCTGGGAGACCGCAAACGACGAGCGGGTGTGTCCGATCTGCGGCGCGCTCCACGGCAAGCGCGAGGACGAGTGGGGCGGGCGTTCCGGTCCGCCCGCACACCCGCGTTGTCGTTGCGGGGTGCGACTGGAGCGGATCGATGCGGGTTAGCGTCTCTGTCGATCTCAACAACGCACTGCGCAAACTGCTGCCGCGTTCGGCGCGGATCGAAGCCGCGCTCGACGCGGGCGCGACCGCTGCGCACGGTATGATGCAAATCTATCCGCCGCCGCCCGCGGGTTCACGCTACCGGCGCACCGGTAACTTACGGCAGAAATTGCGGATCAAGAAACTGTCGAAAACATCGCGCATCGTCGAGAATACCGCGTCCTACGCGCGGTTTGTGTACGGAATGCCGCAAGCGCGCGTCCATCGCGGGCGCTGGGCGTCGGTGCGGGATGCGGCGGAAGCGGCGAAGAAGGAAGCAATTGCGGTGCTGAAGGAGAGGGGGAGGTGAAATGACGGAGTGGCAGACCGCGCCCGGCGCGGCGTTGAAGGCAGTCGAGGGCGGCGACGTTGAGGGCTTGCTGGTGGTGTTCGGCAGTCCCGACGCCGTTGACCTTGAAAACGAGTTCTTCACAAAAGAAACCGACTTTGGTCGTCTGCGCGAAACCCCGATCTGGCTGAACCACGCGCAGCCGGTCAAAACGGCGAGCGGGGTTATCCTCATCGAGGATCAGATCGGCTACGGCGCGCTGGAACTGACCGACGAGGGAGTTATTATCCGCGGGCTGCTCGACGCGAAATACCGCTACCTCGCGCAGATCGCGCCGGAGTTGGGCTGGTCGAGCGGTACGGCGGCGCATCTGGTGGTGCGTCAACCGGTCGGGAACGCGCTGCACATCAAACGCTGGCTTTTAGGGCTGGACGCGAGCATCACGCCGACGCCCGCCGAGCCGCGCACAATGATACGGAATTACCGGTTAGTTATCAGATGAAGGAGGAGACGAAGGAGATGACGGAAATTGTAATGAACCAGGCGGAACTCGCTGCCGAAATCGCCGCGCGGCTGCGTGACGAAGTGGCGGCGGCGGTGAAAGCGCAGAGCGTCGGCGTGGCGACCGGCGCGCCCGCTGCGGAAGACGGCGGATCGTTCGGCGACTTCTTGAAGTGCGTTGCAACCAACGACGTTCAGCGGTTGCGCGCGGTCTACAAGAGCGCAAAAGCGTTGGACGAAACGACCGGCGCGAGCGGCGGGTTTCTGGTGCCCACTCAGTTCGAGGAGCGTATCCGCGCGGTCGGCGCGCCAATGCTGTTCGACCAACTTGTTGCCGCCGGGCGCGGTCCGTTGATGCTGCGGACGAACGCAGCAGAGTTGGCGCTGCCGGTGCTGGAGCAAGACCAAGCGCCGAACGTCGAAAGCAGTGCGCTGGTCGGCGGAGTGCGGCTGATCTGGCGCGAACAGAGCGCAGACGTTCAAGAGAGCGAACCGAAGTTCGAACAGCGCATCTTCCGCCCGCACGCGGCGGACGCCTACGTTGCCGCCTCGACCGAGTTGATCACCGACGCGCCGCAGGCGTTGGAAGACACGCTCGTTACGCTGTTCGGGCGCGCCTACGCGGCGCTCAGGGCGCGGGTGATGCTGCGCGGCACCGGCGTCGGTCAGCCGCGCGGGATTATCGGGCACCCGGCGTCGATCAGCGTCGCACGCTCCACCACCGGCACACAAGTTGAGCGTGACACCGACACCATCCTCGCAATGATCCAGCGCCTGCTGCCCGGCAGCGCAACCGCCGTCTGGATCGCCCATCCGTTCTGGAGGGCGCGGTTGATGGCGACGCGGCTTGCGGAAACGCTGCTCTATACGGTCAACGGACAGTCGCTCGTGTACGGCGATACCCTCGCGGGCATACCGATTGCGTACAGCGAGCACCTGCCGGCGGTAACCGGCGCGGGATCGCTCATCCTCGCCGATCTGTCGTACTACGCGATGGTGGAGCGCGCATCGTTCAGCGTTGCGTTCAGCGAGCACGTGCGGTTTTTGAAACGCCAGTCCGTCTGGCTGTTCGGTGTGCGGATCGACGGCGCGCCGCTCGTCAACGCGCCGCTGATCCTCGCGGACGGCGCGGGCAACAACACCGTCAGTCCGTTCGTTGAGATCGCGGCTGGTACGTAATAGGCGGGGTGTCACAACACTCTATAGAAATAAAAGAAGAACGGGTGTTGTGACACTGCTGATGACCGGAAGGCGGGGAGTACTCCATTCGGGTTAGGCGACGGTCGGGCGGACTGTCACAACACAGCATAGAAATAAAAGAAGATGCGGTGTTGTGACACTGCTGATGACCAGCCCGCGCCCGGCGCGGGCGTCACAACAGTCAAGGCTGTCACAACACTCTCTATAAATAAAGAAGAAGCAGGTGTTGTGACGGCGACGGGTTACGGATCAACGGTTGAACAATAGCGGGCGCTGTCACTACCGGCGTTGTGACGGCGCACGAGAGGAGGAGCATACAATGCTTGTTCAGGAGACCATTCAGCCGCTGTTGCGGTACTTCAGCGCAGGCGTCACGCAAGATACGAACACACCGGTCGTTAGCATCGCAAACGCTCAGGCGGTGCGGATCGTTGCGCACACCGGAGCCGTAGCAGGGTCGGCGACGCTGCGGGTGTTCGTAAATAACGTGAACGACATAACCGGCGCGGTTCAAATACCGAGCAAGGCGGTTCCGTTGGCGTCGAACTCGTCTTACGAGATTTTCGTTTCCGGCGCCGAGGCATACGCAGCGATTGCGCGCGCGGCGTTTCTGTACGTACAAATCGACGTAGTGGAGAACTCGTCTCCGATCGTTCCGATCGCAATCGAAGTCTCGGCGTTCCCGGGGCGCAGCGTTCCCACGTCGCTGCCGGCGAACTGGACGCGCGTGCTGTGAGGTAAACGGTGTACGCAACGCCGGCGCAACTCAAAACGTATCTCGGCGTCACATCAGCGTCTGATGACGCGCTGCTGACCGATCTGCTCGTGCGCGCTACGTCGATGATTGAGCAGATGACGCGCAAAACGTTTGCTGCGCCAACGGCGACATCCCGGACGTTCGGGCGCGAACTGATGCTGTGGGACGGACTGCTGAAGCGGGATTATCTGCTGTTGCCGTCGGGCGTCTACGTCGCATTGCTGGTCAGTGCGACCGACGGCGACAACGCAGCGATCCCGCCGACGGAGATCGACACGCACCCGCCCGACGCGCCGTATACGGTGCTGGCGCGGCGTGACAAGCGCTGGTGCGGCGCGTCGCAGCAGGCGACGATCACCGCGCGCTGGGGGTACAGCATCACCCCGCCCGCGGATATTGTCCACGCGACAATCCGGCTCGCCGCGTGGCTGTACCGGCAGCGTGGGACGGCGAACGACCCGGATCGCCCGACGGTGGCGGACGGCGGGTTAGTGCTGCTGCCGTCGGCGCTGCCCGACGACGTTCGTTCAGTATTGGAGCGCTACCGCGATGTCGTATAGTTCCGTTATCGACATCATCGAACTGCTGGCGGGACTGGCGGTGCAGTACAACAGCGCCGTCGTACCCGTCCGGCGACTGACGACACAGCCGAACTGGTCAGACGCCGCGCAGTTGCCGGTGCGGATTATTCCGACGCTCGGCGGACTGCGGCTGATCGAGGGCGGGGTGTACACCCCCACGCGCGCGACGCGGGCGGTGTGGGAGATCGATGATCTGCTGCTGGTGCGCGATGTCGGGATGGGGCGCGGTGTTGCGGATACGGCGGCGGCGCTGGTTGACTATATCGAAGACTACGTTGCGCGACTGCGGTTCGCGTGGCTCGCGCGCGGCGACGTGCAATTACTCAACGTGAGCGGAATAATCGACGTTATTCGGTACGGCGAGCGGGCGTATGAGGGCGTTGCGATGACGACGAGGTTCGCACATCTCGTACGCGCGCCGTCGAGTTAGGAGGGTAGGAGATGTCGCACTCTGGAGTTCTTGCCGGGCTGTACGCCGGTAATTTCGCGGTCGAGATTTCGACCGATGCTACGACCTGGACGGCAGTATCTAATGCAACGGTGAAGGTAGACGACGTTGAACTGAACCGACCTTCCGGTGAGGCGTATGTCGGCGGATCAAGCGACTACGCGACGATCACTGTCGGCAAGCGAGAGCCGGTTGAACTTACACTGACGTTTCTCTACAACGAAGCGGCGAACTCTGCCGCGAACACCATCTTTGACCGGTTCCAAAGCGCCACGCCGACCCTCGGCGTGCGCTGGTCGCCGCGCGGGCTGGTCGGCAGCGCCCGCGCGTATGGAACGAGCAATGATGGCGGGACAACGTTTGGATTGGGGGTGATTACCGGCGTGACGCTCAGCGCGCTCGATCCGAGCGACGCCGAACCCTACGTTGCGATGGTGACGGTGCGAACGCCGTCAATCCGCCAGTACACGCTCGCTGCGAGCGACCCGACCAACCTCAATCCGGCGTCGTAAAAGGAGGATGCTATGACCAAACCGGCAGAGATTTACGACATCGACACTATTCGCGTCGACCGAAGCGCGTTGACAATCCGCGACGCCGCAAGCGTGCTCAACAACGAACTGACCGCGCCGGTCGTGGCGCGTTTGGTGAGGAAAGCAATCGGGGATCAGGCGGATCGGTTCCCGCTGCGCGCGCTGAAGACGGTGTACGAGCGGGTGCTGCCGCAGATTTTCGAGCCGGACGAGGCGGTTCGGTCGCGGGTGGCGGGGCTGGTTCCCGCAGTCGGCGAGATCACCCTCGGCGAGTATCACGAGTTTCTGGACGCAAGCGAGCGTAAAATTGCGTTCCCGCCGGTCGCGGCAACGCTGCTCATCAAAGCCTACGGCGAGGACATTCTGAACGAACCGTATGCCGCCGCCGCGCTGTTGCTCAAAAAGATTTTTGACAGCATCGGCGATGAGGGAAACGAGTGATGCGGGCGACGGCGCTGGGTCTGTTCGACCTCGCGCCGTTGCCCGCCGCGTACACTGAGTTGGTGTTATGTCGGGACATCTACCACTGCCCGCCGGACGCGCTTGACCGGCAACCGCTCCGGCGCGTGGCGCAGCATCTCGCCGCGCTGCGCGCGGAACGGCGGTATCAGGCGATTACGACGGAGCATCAGCGGAAGAAGCGCCGATGAGCGATGTCGTCATCAAACTGAGCGCAGTTGACGCTGCAAGCGGCGTGCTGGAGCGCGTCGCCCAGAATGTTCGCGGCGTCGGGCAAGCCGCAAGCGCGCAGCACGGCGCGTTCGGCGCGCTGGAGCAGGTGGCGGTCGGCGCGCTGCGGCAAATCGGCGCGGCGGCGGTCAATCTGGCTGCAACCGGAGTTGCAGCCCTCGGAAACCAACTGCGTTCCAGTATCGACGTTGCCGCGAACTTCGAAAGTGCGCTCTTCAAGTTTCAAGCCGTCGCGGGCGACTCGCTGACGAAGGCAGGGCTGTCGTTTGACGATGTGAAGGCGAAGGCGCTTGAACTCGGCTCGTCAACGCAATTCAGCGCGCAACAAGCGCTGGACGCGATGACGGAGTTAGTCAAAGGCGGCGTCAACGTCAAAGATGTGCTGGGCGGCGCGACGGATGCGACTCTTGCGCTTGCGGCGGCGGCGCAACTCAACCTCGCCAACGCCGCCACAATCGTTGCGAAGCAGTTGGGCGTCTGGGGCGATACCGGCGTGACCGCCGCGAACGTCGCCGATCTCCTCGCGTCCGCCGCGAACGCGAGTACGGTGGACGTTGAGGAACTCGCGCTCGGTCTGGCGAACGTCGGCGGCAGCGCAAAAGTCGCCGGGTTGTCATTTCAGGAAACCGTCCAGACGATGGCGCTCATCGCGCCCTCGTTCAGCAGCGCCGCAGATGCCGGTACGTCGCTCAAAACATTCCTTCAGCGCTTGATCCCGACGACAAAAGATGCAACGCGGATGATGGTCGAGTTGGGGCTGGCAACGGAAGACGGGAAGTCGAAATTTTTCGACGCGAAAGGCAACTTTATCGGGATGGAGGCGGCGGCTCGGTTGTTGCACGACGCAACGAAAAACCTCAGCGAGGAGCAGAAATTTCTCGCATTGAACACCATCTTCGGAACCGACGCAATCCGCGCGGCTGCTGCAATCGCGGGCGCGGGCGCTTCCGGCTACAACGAGATGGGTCAAGCGATGAAAGACGCCGGAGGCGCGGCGCAGGCGGCGGCGATAATGCAGCAAGGATATAAGTTCACGTTGGATCAGTTCAACGCGGCGGTGGAGACGCTTCAGATCACCGTCGGCGGCGCGCTGTTGCCGCATCTCACGCAGTTAGTCGCAGTTGCGGCGGAAGGCGTCAATACGTTCACCGCCTGGGCTTCCGGCATCCTCAGCGCCGCCGATCCCGTCGCGGCGTTGGCGGCGCAGATCGGGCTGGTCGGGGTGACCACCGGCAGCGTGCAGCAGACGGTCGCCGCTGCTGCGGCTGCGATCTTCGCAGCGTGGGACACGCTGAGCGCCGCGCTTGCGCCGTCGGCGCAAACTGCGTGGGACGCGGTGCAGTCTACGGTGCAGACCGCGCTTGCCGCAGTGCAGCAAGCAGTGTCGTTTGCGACTGCGTTGGTGGTGCGTATCTGGAACGCCCACGGCGCGGATATCCTCGCGTTTGCGCGAAAGACGTGGGACGGGGTGATGAGCGTCGTCACCGCTGCCGCGCGGTTCGTTCAAGCCGCGATTGAAGCGTTGGTCGCGGCGGCGCAGTGGGTGTGGCGCAATTTCGGAAACGAGATCACCGCCGTCGCGCGGTTCGCGTGGAACCTCATCAAAACACTGACCGAAACCGCACTCGCCGTACTGCGTGGACTGTTCGAGGCGGGAACCGCAGCGCTGCGCGGCGACTGGAGCGCGGCGTGGGAGGCGATCAAGCGCGTCGCCGAAGCGTTGTGGAACGGGATACGCACATCTGCCGAACATCTGATGAACACGCTATCGTCGCTGTTTCAGTCGCTGTACCCGCGTCTCGAAGAGGCGTTCCGTCACGCGATTGCGGGCGCGGCGTCGCTCGGCGCGGCGCTGATCGACGGAATACGCAGCGGTGTGGAGAGCGCGGCGCGTTGGTTGGCGGATGCAGCGGCGAGAGCAGCGGCAGAGGCGCTTGACGCGGCGAAGCGGGCGCTCGGTATTCACTCGCCGTCGCGCGTCGCGGCGCGCGAGGTCGGCGTACCGCTCGCCGAAGGTATTCTGCGGGGATTGACCGAGGGGTTAGCGCCGCTGCCGCTGCTCACGCGCGACGCGGTGACGCAACCGCCTCCGGCGTCGGCAACGGTCAACGTCGGCGGCATTACCGTCAACGCTGCGCCGGGAATGGACGAGCGGCGGGTTGCAACTCTGGTACGCAGCGAGATCGATAACCTCACGCGGTTAGCGCGTTTCGGGAGGGTGTGATGAGAATACGGAAGATCGGAACGCTTGTGTTCAACGCGGATACGAACATCATCGTTGACGCAACTAATCAAGACGCGCCCGGCGTCGGGTTCAACGCGAATGCGCTTTTTGACCCGCAACCGTTTACGGCGGAAATTGCGTTCCGGCGCGCAACGCGCCAGGGCGCACTCGGCGCAGTGAACGCGCTTGCGCGCGAACTGTACAGTTACGCGCAGCGACGGCGAGACAACCTTCCCGCAGTTGCGGGCGGCGCGGAAGTGATCATCGACGACGCAAGCGGCAGTGCAACGCTGGCAGCGCACCTTCGTGACGCAGCCGTCACTCTGTCGAGCGTCGAGACGACCGCAACCGGCGTGATCGCGCGGGTGCGGGTGACGGGAACGCTGGTCGCTCCGTTTCTCAGTACTACGAGTTTGCTGAATTCATTTTCGTCACTGCGACCATACGAACGTCGAACTATATCGCTGCCGGGATTAGGCGATGAATATCTTTACAAAAACGGATTTTATTGTTTCATCTCGAATATGCCGGGTCTCTACAATGCGCTGTTTGCAGCCGAGGAGCGGGAGAGCGCAACAGGGGGAAGCCGTATCCAGGCGATCAATACAACGTCGGTTTCAAGCGGGATTACGACGGAGACGTGGAACGCAAACTGGGCGACGTTGACGCGCGCGCGGTTCTCGTCTGCGACGAGCGGAACGATCACCTACCCCATCTCCACGACCATCCCGGCAGACGTATACCGCCTGTTCATCGAGATTTTCTGTCCAACCACACCGGCGGCAAATGCGCGTTATCTCATCGGTTGGGAAGGACAGCCGCAGATTGCGGAAACGATAACGGCAGGTCGCTCGTGGTATATGCCCGCGCTCATTACCCGCGACGGCGCACCGATCACGGTGACCCTCGAAGTCCAGAACGTACCGAGCAACACGCTGGTAATGCCGCTCATCCTCATCCCATCCGACGGCGTTTCCGTCTGGAACATCGTCACGCCGCCGACGCTCATCGTGTTTCATATGTATGACCCGCAATACGCCCTTCCGCGCCCTTTCCGAACTATTCCGATCGGAACGATTTACGGCGCGCCGGGGTTTGTTTCGAGTCGTCACATTACGGTGTTTCTCGGTATGACGACGGCAAATCACAACGACCTCACCGGCGCATCCGCCAACTTGGACGTGCGCTCGTATCGAATCGAACCCGCCGCGTTCGCGTGAGGAGGCGGCTATGCTTGTTGCAATCGCCGAACCGCATCAACAATTCCCCGTCCCGCTCACCGTCGCGGACTACGAGTTCTCAACGTCTGATGACGGCGACGAGCGCGGGCGCGTCACGCTGCCGCCGGGCTATGCGCGCTCCGGCGTGATGACGCAGATCGGCGATGAGTTGATCGTCTATTGCACGCAACTCTCGCGCACCGTCTGGCGCGGACAGATCGAGCGGATCGAGGAAGCGCGTGACGGCAGCATCACCTGGCACGCGCTGGGGTTCGGCGCATTACAGCGCGAGGCGCGGATTTCGGTCGTGCAGAATGTGTTTACTACGACGAAATGGAAGCCCGTCAGTTCCGGGTTTATGCCCAACAGCGGCTACAATTCGCGCCCCGACCTGTGGGAGTATGAATTTATTCCAGGCAATTTGTTTATATCTATACGGATAGTAACAAAGAGAACGTTTACAATTTCAAATTCAACGCTTTTCTTCGTCGCGTATTTGTACGCTCAACCGGAACGCTACGCAACGATCACATCAAACGAGCGTCTATATGTAGGAGTAACTACAACGGGTCTGGCGACCGGCGTATGGGTCGCGCCGGTGACGGCTATTCCACAACCGAATACGTACACGCTGACGCTCGGCACATTCTCCAGCATCAACAACGAAGGGGTCATCACAGCATCGACGTGTTACGGCTGGGTCGTCGGCGTGCGGGCGTCCGGCAACGAAACGACCGTGGGGGCGACGTCTGTTGCGTTTCTTGCGAGAATCAACGACCCCGGCGCCGGCGGAATCAACGCCGAATTGCTCTCTACCGCGCTGATCGCACGCGGCGGATGTTGTGACATCTACCTGCCGTCTCAAACGATAGTTGATATAGAAAACCCGAACGCAAACCTACGCGAAATTATCGAGCACGTCAGAACCGATTATTCGTCCGTCAGGTACCATCTCAAGCGCTTCCTGCGCGACCGACCGCGCCCGGTTATCGACCTTCGCTCGGATAGTACACTGGTCTGGCGCTTCCCGGAAAAGACGCGCGTCGTTGATATTTCCAAAGCGCCATCTCGCGTATTTGCGCAATATCGCGGCTACTGGACGGATCATCTGACCGCGACGACAACGATACAATCGTTAGAATCGCGCCGCCGACTTGCCCGGCGCGTCGCCGGCGTCGGCGAATACGGCAGCAAGACGACTGCAGACGCGCGGCGCGACGAGGCGGCGATTGCGCTGGATCGCCAGATCGCGCCGTTGACGGTCGAGTTGGACAATTCGCGCTACGA